CGAGGGTTTGCTCAATGTCTCGTAGATCAATTATCAGGCACATAAAGACACTTAAAACTCAAGGTCTGATACAAATACAGAAAATAAGCAACGGGAAAAAGGTCAATAATAGATATATAATTCCAATGTCCAATGTGACAAAAGAGTCGAGACAAAGTGACAGATTGGCACAGAATACTAATATAACACGGAGAAATAAAAACTTTGTAGCCGGATGAGTAAAAACGATAAACCAAAGGGATTGTATAGTGCTGTTGATATCAGAAAAGATGTTATGGAACTGTACGATGGTCATAAATACCAAAGACTGACGACAGGTTTTCGCGATCTAGATCCACTTTTAAGAATAATTAAACCATCTTTTTATGTTTGGACAGGGACACCTAACTCTGGTAAAAGTTCATTGATTTTTGATATTATGGTGAGGGTAAGTAAACTTCATAAATTTAAATGGGCTGTGTTTTCACCTGAACACTCCCTCGCTGGCACATTAACCATCCTGATTGAGAAATTTTGTCAAAAGCCATTTGACCCAATGTTTGATAATCGCGTCTCTGTAGACGAGACGCTTGAGGCGATCGATTTTATAAATGAACACTTTTACTTTATTGATGGAGTCGGCGACACGCCGACCATTGATTATATACTCGAACGAGCTAAGTATTGCGCTGATGAGTACAAAATAGATGGCTTAGTTTTAGATCCTTATAATGAAATAAATAGTATGAGAACTAACCTCCGGGAAGACGAGCATATTTCAATGCTCATAAGTAAAATTAAAAGATTTAATAAAGAGAATGACATTGTCAGTTTCCTAGTTGCACATCCGACAAAACAAATAAGGCAACCTGACGGTCAATTCCGTGTTGACAGTTTATATGCAATATCAGGCAGTGCACATTTCAACAATAAGTGCGAGGCTGGTATTATTGTCTCAAGAGATTTTGAAAAAGGTGAAACGACTATACGAGTGGCAAAAATAAGAAACATCGAAATTATGGGTAATATCGGTGAGTGCAAAGTCAAATGGAACTCTGACACAAGATGTTTTCACGATATTGAGTCGATGATAACGAATAATGATAACAGTTTTTAAAGAGGTGAAATATGAAAGTAGATATCAAACAAAGTAAAATGGTTAATATTAGTGATATAGTGCCATATGACTCTAATCCTCGACTTCATAGTGAGGAACAGATCAACCAAGTAGCTAGATCCATAGAGGAGTTTGGTTGGACAATTCCGATATTGATAGATGAAAATAATGAGATTATTGCCGGACACGGTCGACTGCTTGCTGGTCAAAGGCTGGGGTTGGAACAGATACCTTGCATATACGCTATTGGTTGGTCTGACGAGCAGAAAAAAGCTTATGTAATAGCTGATAATAAATTAACTGAGAATTCAAGCTGGGACAATGATTTATTGAAGCTTAACCTTGAGTCTCTGCAAGACTCAAAATTTGATTTAACATTAACTGGCTTTGGATTCGATGAACTTAAATCTTTGGTCACAGATTTAGACTCTGCTGGTTTAACAAGCGACGATGATATACCTGATGTGACAGAAGACCCGATTTCACAACAAGGTGACGTTTGGATCTTAGGCGAGCATAGAGTTATTTGTGGAGATTCTTTGAGAGAAGATAATATATCCGTGTTGATGAACGGATCTAAGGCTGATTTAGTCCTCACCGATCCTCCATACAACGTTGATTACGGTAAAATGAAAGGCAACGAAAAAAATAACGCTAGATTCAAAGAACGACAAATTGAAAACGATTCGATGTCAGACGAGGATTTTCACAAGTTTCTAGTTGATTTCGTCAATAATTCAAAGAAATTTGTTAAATCAGGTAGCCCATATTATATTTCATATGGTGATAGGAGTGCCCTAAGGTTTCTCAAAGCTTTTAAGGACGCTGGTTTATATCGCTCCTGTAATATAATTTGGAAAAAACAGAGTCTTGTCCTCGGGCGCTCAGATTATCATTATATTCACGAAGCGATGTTTTACGGTTGGATTGAGCAAGAGAAACATAATTATTATGGGGATAGAAAACAGACGAGTGTTTGGGAGGTCGCAAGACCGACGTCCTCTGACTTGCATCCAACAATGAAGCCTATCGCTTTGCTTGAGATCGCTTTGATGAACTCAACCAAGGCTGAGGATATTGTTTTTGATGGTTTCTTAGGCTCAGGGTCGACCTTGATTGCTTGTGAAAAAAATAAAAGGATATGCTATGGATCAGAGTTAGATCCACGATTTTGTGATGTGATTATCAAAAGATGGCAAGATTACACCGGTCGAGATGCAACATTAAGTCATACCGGGGAGACTTATAACTCGAAAAATGGTGTTAAGTAAAAATAAAACTGTCTGAGCCTTATAATCAAGGCTTGTTATAACTTTATTTTTACTGTATAAAAAAGAGATATGCCAAAGAAAGTCACGAGAACAGAGGAAACAGCAAAACAGATCGAGACTCTTTCGGGGCTCGGATTAAACCACGAACAAATAAGTTTAGTTGTTGAGTTGTCAAAACCAACCCTTTACAAATATTATGACCAAGAATTAAATAGTGGCAAAGCCAAAGCTATCGCGAAGGTTTCAGAGAATCTTTTTAGAATTGCCACAGGATCGGGCAGAGGAAATATCACTGCTTGTATTTTTTGGTTAAAAACTCAAGCCAAGTGGAAGGAGACAGAAGTCATTGAACACAATGTCAGCACAGATGAAAGTAAACGATTCAAGAATATTGTTGAGAGATTACGAGGCGCTAAGCTATCAGAAGAAGATAGCGACAAATCTTTTAACTGATTGGTATGCAAAAGCACGACCAAATCAAATAGTCGTTGACGACAGTCAACATAATATCTATATGTTTTTAGCCGGGCGTGGCTGGGGTAAGACACTGTCCGGGGTTATGGATATCATTCAATATTGTCTGCTTAATGATGGTGTGGTTTGTGGTGTTATTGCCCCGGTATATTCGGATTTAAAAAGGGTAGTCTTTTCAGGCGACTCGGGATTTCTTAAAGTGTTACCAAAAGAGGTTTTGAGTAGCGTCGGTTACAACAAATCAGATAACGAGATATTTTTTCATAATGGATCTCGAATAATTGGCTTTCCAGCCGTCGAGCCTGATCGCTTGCGTGGTGTTCAATTCCACAGAGTTTGGTGTGATGAGTTGGCGTCTTGGCGATACAGAGAAACATTTGATAATCTGATGATGGCTTTACGATTGGGACAAAATCCTAAATGTATAATAACAACAACACCAAGACCAACAAGCCTAATTAAAGAATTGTCAAAACGAGATGACACTAAATTAATATCAGGATCGACCTTTGAGAACATTGATAATTTAGCACCAAGCTCAATAAAAATGCTTAAGGAGAGATATGAAGGGACTCGGATCGGCAGACAGGAGTTGTATGCAGAGATATTAGAAGATGTTGAAGGTGCTTTATTTAATTATAAAAACATAGAAGATAATCGCGTAAAAGAAGCGCCACATCTCACAAAGATTCACGTCGCTATTGATCCGGCTGTGACTTCAAATATTGCAACAAGTGATGAGACAGGTATTGTCGTCGCTGGACGGGGAGAGGATAACAGATATTATGTTTTACACGATTCTAGTATGATAGCCAGTCCTGACACTTGGATGAAAAAAGCGATTGAGTTGTATCACCTCTATAAAGCTGATAGGATAATAACAGAGTGCAATAATGGTGGAGATTTAATCGAAAGGTTACTGAGAACACAAGATGAAAATATACCTTACACAAGTGTTCGCGCATCGCGTGGAAAACAAACAAGAGCAGAGCCTGTGTCAAGCCTTTATGAACAAAACAAAGTCTCGCACTGTAATATTTTCAAAGAATTAGAAGAGCAAATGACACAATTTACAGGGGGCAACAACAAGATGAAGGACGACAGGGTTGATGCTTTGGTGTGGGCAATAACAAGTTTACAGTCTACAGGACAAGCAGTTTTTAAGGTTAGCTAATGGGTTTTTTTGATTTTCTAAAAAATAACCCATCTAAGACTTTTAAAACAAAAGAAGCGCCTAAGGTTATGATAAATAAAACATCTCCTTACTCGGCGAATCCTAGTAAAAACTACAAATCTCTTGCAAGGGAAGGTTATCAGGATAATTCAATAGTCCATCGATGTGTTCAACTCATTAGTAATTCTGCAAGTGCAGTCGATTTATGTTTATATCAAGGAGAGGAGAAGATCGAGACACATCAATTACTCACTTTGCTTAGCCGTCCGAATCCCTTGCAATCTGGGACGGAATTCTTCTCCTCTCTTTACTCGTTCCTGATGATATCCGGGAACAGTTATATTTTGAGAGACACAGATAATTTAGCGCCAGCTAAAGAATTATATCTTTTGAGACCCGATCGGATAAAAATAAAATCTAACACATCAATGATCCCTCAATCTTATTGTTATGAGATCGATGGTGTTACACTTAAAGAATATAGCGTCGACTCAGACAATGGTTTCTCACAAATAAAACAAATCAAGTTATGGAATCCGATCGACGACTTCTACGGTCTGTCACCTTTAAGAGCCAGCGCCTACAATATCGACCAGCATAATCTTGCCGGTCTTCATAACGTTGCTCTTATCAAAAACGGTTGCACGCCGAGTGGCATGCTTAAATTTCAACCCACGGATGAAACAGGACAATCAACAACCTTAACAGATGTGCAAAGGTCTCAATTATTAGATGATTTAGAGAATAAATTTACAGGTGGTGACACAGGTAGACCGATGTTGTTAGAGGGAAATTTTGAGTACACTCAACTTGGTTTAAACCCCAAAGACATGGATTTTATGGAGCTGAGCAATTTGTCTGCGAGAGAAATAGCCTTGGCGTTTGGTGTGCCGGCTCAACTTATAGGAATCCCTGAAGCGAACACATACTCGAATATGGAGACAGCAAGGCTGGGATTTTATGAAGAGACGATAATTCCACTTTTAAAAAGAGTAGAATCAGATCTCAATGAGTACTTGATTCCACTTTACGAGGATAATATTTATTTGAAATATGACATCGATTCTATACCAGCTATGGCTGAAAAAACCAAACAAGTTTACGAGAATATTATCGGTGGCGTCAATGCTGGCATATTGACAAGGAATGAAGCAAGAGAGCGACTAGGTCTTGAGGCTGTCGAAGGTGGCGATGATTTATATATTAATGCAAACCAGTTCCCAATAGGTGAGGACACAGAGGACAATGATCCACCTGACTCTGAAAAATCCAATGTGTCAGATTATCACAATGCATATGGAGTCAAAGAGCGAGTTGGTTTTGATGAATATACAACTCGAGAAGAGGCTCAAGATCGCGCAGATGAAATCGGATGCACAGGTATACACACGCACGAATATGCAGATGGGAGAACGATATACATGCCCTGTCAAACGCACGCAGATTATTTAGAGGCGCTTCAGGAGGGAGATAAAGCGCTGGCTGATATTGACACAACTCCAACCGAGTCAATGTCTAACAATGCCAAAAGAGGACTTGAGATGCGC